AGAAATATGGTTGTGCTTGTCTTTGAATCCATGCTTGATAACTTTGGATTAAATGACCTTCCATATTTGGTAAATAAGCACCAATTTGATATGCATAAAATACAGGAGTATCATTACTGGTAATACTGGGTAACCAACTGTTAATCTTTGCATAAAAATTGGCTAATGTTGGACCAGTATATAATGGGTCATTTAATAAACCACCATATCCAGCAAAGAATAAATATTTCAAATAATCATAATGAATAGATAAATTAAATTGTTTGTAATAAGTATCAATACTATATCCAGTAGGGAATGAATAAGAAGATGTAAAAGTAGTACCAGTAGCACTAGTAATAGTATATTGGTCAGTAGCTAAGACTACTTTAACCAAATCTCCGCTACCGTGTATTTTGTATATAATTGGATAATTACTTAATGTAACTGTAGGTGATAATACTATATCGATATTGTATTTACTGCATAAATTACTAATTATTGTAAAAATATTAGAAAATTCATAAATCATAGTAGCAATATTATTATTAAATTCTGGAATATTTACGATATATTGTGGTAATAATAAATATTGTGAATATACATTAGTCAATGTAGTTACACCTTGAATTAAATTATTATATGTTTGATAATAATTACTTGTTCCATTAAATATAGTATGATATGATGTAGTATTCAAAATAAATGACATTGCATTAAATAAGCATGTACCTAAGAAATTAGGTGATAATTGATATATAGTCTTAAAATATGTTTCATCTAAATTTACAGGTAAATTATATGCATCACCGTAAATAGTTAATAATTCATTCAAATATTTATAAATATAATACATTAATAATCCATCATCTTTACCAGATAATGCAGCAAGATATGCATTTTGATTTGTAGTGGTATTACCACTTGTTGCAAATGTACTATTCCAATATGCTTGTAAATATGTTGATTGCATACTGGTAGTATGTTCTTGTAATTCTGATAAATATGTTGTAAAATTGTATGAATTCCAAAATGATCCAGTACATCCAGTAAATCCAGAACTAGCACCTGTAGAACCTGTACCAGGTGTCATTGTAAAATTATTTTTATTAATCTTATCTAATAATGTGTATGCATAACCATATGGTTCATAGAAAACTGGAATTTGTGTTGGATCCAAATAAGGTAAACTACCTTGAGAATTTAATGTATAATTGTATCCATCATTTCTAGGATAATTAATATTATTCATAAAATAAATAGATGAAGTACCAGAAGCTTGAGTAGCATAGTTTTGAGATAATTCATTTACTTTTTGATAAATATTTTGATATAATTGAACTTCTTTACTGTATAAATATCTTGGAAAATACGATTCTGCATCATATGTAATTATATATGTATTGTTTTCTAATAATGGTATACCTTGGTCAATAGTATCTTCTTGATATTGAGAATATAATGAACCACCATTTCTAATGATAGATGCTCTAGAAATTTCATAATTTTCCATATTACCAAACATTTCTTCACTGATATTGTTAATGTAATCTAATAAAATATTATTACCATATAATTGAGTAGTAATTAATGAATTATTATTAATAACAGGAATAATATCAGTTGAATAATTATCAACACTGGATGTTAAACTGTAAATATTACAACCAGTTGCACCAGTACCACCTGTATTACTATAAGAATAATAGAAACAGCTATTACCAACAGGAGGTAAGCTAGTAGAACTAGTAGGACTTAGGTAAGAAGAAGAACCAAAATCAATATATTGTAAATTAAATGGAATTTGTAATTGTAAAATTAAAGAAGTCATATCAAATGAAATAGTTCCAGTACCTAAAGTAAGTAATGAATTTGGAATTGTAATATTTTGTAATGACCAATTACCATTTTGCTGTAAATTATAATATAAATTCATTTGTGTAATTTCATTAATTGGATATGGAATATTATCAATACTAAAAGTTAAAACAGTTTTTCTAATACCACCATATTGAACATAGTTAAGAATTTTTACTAAATTGTCACTTAAATTTTGGCTAATTGCTAATAAATCAGATGTCCAGTTATTATAAAAAGTAACAGATGTATTTTGATATTGTTGAATAATATAACTGGTTAAAAAGTTAGTGTATGATAAATTTGGATTGTAATTAGGATTATTTGTAATATTTTTATTAATTGTATTTATTAAATATTGTTGATATCTTAATTCATTATTTACCATATTTGAAAAATTAGTGCTACCAACACCATCTAAAATAAATAATTTATTAGATTGTTCATAGTTAACAGCAAAATAAATATTGTTTAAATAATCTTGATTATTCGAATTTTTAATAATTGTTTTAAAATAGACTAAATTCATATAATTAAATAATACATCATAACTATCTTCTAACCATGTTTCAATGTTATTATGAATAGTAGTTACTTCGCTAGATGTTAATACAAAATCAGGATTAGAATTTATAATTTGTTTTAATAATGTTTCAGAAACAGATGTAATTGGTGTAGGAGTAATTGATTTAATATTAACATCAGAATATACATAATTTTTAATTATATTAGCAAGAGTATTTGAATTATATGTTGCTGCATTTGTAGTATTATAATCAGTATAAAATGTATTACTAGTAACAGAAGAATTACTATCAAATAATAATGTATCAGTTAAATACAATTGGTCAAGATCAAGAGGTAATACAGTGATAGTAGTATCATAGTTGCTAGTGGTAATGCTATCATCGGTGCCTGATAATCCTCTTCTAATTTGGAGAACTTTGAAAATCCCATAAATATTATTATAATTATTATTTGGGTTTTTACCGGAATTAATTCCAACAATAATTACATCGTTTACTGTAATAGGTGCAGAACGGTCTAATGTAAATTCTTGATAATTATTAATATTTAATTTAATATTGGTGATAGTTGCAAAATTAATTGGTTCTAATTGAGAAGTAGTATTGTTAAATCCATAATAAATAAATAATTGGTCATTATTAGTATTAATTACTTTATTAGTTAAATTATTTCTAAAAGGATAAACAGTTAAGCTAACAGGATTAGTATCAGTAATAGTTTTTATTACAACAGCACCTATTATTACACCACTACGTTTTACTAAAATATAATTTCTATTAAAAATGGATAAAAAATTAGATGTGTAATCTAGTAAATAATTATTTGGACTAGATACATTTTCGTATTGAATAAAAGTTAAAAAATAATTTGTTGTAAAATTTAATGGTAATACAATATTATACAAGTAATCTAAAGGGGGTATATTGTAAAGATTATTATAATTAAAAACATAATCATTAATTTGTTGAGAATTTAAAATTTCAGTATTCATATTTACAATAAGTTGATTAAATGCAGCAATTTCAGGTGTTTTGAGAATATATTTATTAACTGTATTATAATAGACATCTTGCCATTTATCAAAATAAGTAATTGCATAGTTAGGATCAATTTCTTTAATATTTAATAAATTTGCAATAAAAAAGTAAAATTCCTTGTCTTGGAAAGCATAATTTAAATAATCAATATTCGTAGTTGTTGCTTTTTGATAATATGGTAATGAATTAATAGTATGTAATTTAAATTTATTATCAAAATATAGAGAATTTGGACCAGTAGAACCAGTATTATAACCAGTTCCAGAATAAATAAATTGACTATTTAAATAATTTTCTAATGAATATTTTTGTGTGATACCAGAATTTAAAAACATTGATGTGTCTAATAAAGGTAACATTAATTGATAATCAGTAGAACCAGTTACACCAGTAGTACCAGATGGACCAGTATAACCAGTAAAAGTAGTTTCACGTAGTAAATAAGTTTGTAATGTATTACCAAGACTTTCTTTGTATAAATTTTCATAATATTGTTGTTTATCAGTCATGGTAACAAATGTATACTGACTATTCAAATAATTTAAGTATTCAGTACCATTTTGAAAAGTATAATTACCAGTAAGTTGAGGTAATTCAACATTTAATACCATATCTGTTAGTAAATCACCAACTTTTGGAATAATAACTTCTATTTTTTTTCCAAAATCACTCAAACTGGATAAAGGTAATTTATAATCTTCTATTGAAAATGGTGTGTATTTGTGATAAACAATTTTGAATAAACTATAATCATTATCATTAAATATATAATTTGCAGCACTATTTGCGGCAATCTGTAAAAGGCCTCCTGGCATATTATTACTTATTATAATAATAATTCTTTTAAATTATAATTATAATTAATTACGCTGTAAAATATAATGCACCCATGCCATTAGATAATCTTAAAATATTATATGTTAATCCATATATTACACATGATGCTTTATTGATACTATTATTGTTATATTGACTTGCATAATTCCAAAATGCATCAGTAAGAGTTAATGTCATAGCAGTATATCTTAATGCAGAATGATTTGCAGAGCCAGATGGTTGATATTTTTCAGGTGCTAAAGAGAATAAATACATATAAATTCCTTGACTATTAGGAATACATGTATGATGACCATATGGAAAAACAGTATTTATATAATTACCATCTAATTGTTTTTGTCTAGGATAAGATTCAAATAATAAGACAAAATTATCTAATGGTCCTCCTAATGTTTGTGTTAATGTTGCAGTATCATCACCATAGTAAACAGAATTAAATTGGAATTGTTGATTATTAATAGAAACAATTTTATAAGTTCCAGTATAAAAATTACTTTTGGAAAATGTAATTAATTGTCCTACAGAATTAGAATTAATAGTAAATTGATCATAATATTGTTGATCTAATATAAAAATAGGTACTGTTTGACCATTTACAGTTTGACTTGTAATAGTACCAGTTACAACTATATTTGTATTATAATCATAATTATTAAAACTTAATGATTGATAACTTTGAATGAGAAAATAGATAGATTTTACAGAATTATAAAAATCATAATTAATAGTTTGTGTTTGACTAATAATAGGTGTATTATATTCTTGTATATAATCAATTAAATATTCATGTGAATAAGTAGCAAATTTTACACGTTCATCTTGGTCTAAATAAATATATTCAGTTAATAATCTTCCATCAACAATACTTATATAATTATCAATATTTACACCATCTTTAATTAATTGAGGGTCAACATTAGCAATACTATATAAATCATTTAATGTAATAATAATTTTAACTTCATGATATCTAAAAAATATAATTGGTAATGAACATTCTAAATATCGGTTAAAGAAAAATTGTAATGGAATTAATAATTGATATTGTGGTGTACCAGCAGGACTATATTTAGTTAAAACTTCAACGTTACCAATCATTTTATTGTAAACAGTTTGCATATATGGATTAACTGTTAATTCTTCCCAAATATTAAGCCAATCAGTAAATTGTTTATCTATTTTTTGTCCACCAATTTGTAATTCAATATCTTTGATTAATAAATGACCAATATTAGGTAACCATGAAAAATTATAATTTGTAATAGTTGATGGACCTTGAGTATTTTCAAATAAAATTTTATCATTGTAAGTAGTAGCCCATACAAAATTATTATAAATAGTTAAATTAATTGCACCTGTAGTACTATTAAATGCTAATGTTGGATTATAAGAAGGTGTACCATAATTAGTCACAGTAGAATATTGTTGAATAAAATCAATATTACTACCATTAAAAGCGTTGTAAGGTGCAGTACCAGGATATGAATTATATGTTTTATTAGTTAATATAGTATTAAAAATTGTAGCAATATCAGATATACTATAATTAATATTACTTAATTCAGATGCAATATTTCTATAAACAGGATAAATAATATTTAAAAAAGTTAAATAATCATTATAAATATCGACAGCAGTAGTTCTATCAATAGGTGAAATTGGATTTGTTCTTGGAATAGATACTTGTGATAATGTAGCAGTAAAATACATTTTATGAATTAAATCTCCACTTTTTGGTAAAATACATGTTATTTGTTCTCCAAATTCTAATGAACCTGACATTGGTAAATAAATCATTTCAGTTGCAAAATTAGTATATCTTTTATAGACTACATCAAAATATGATATCTGCGGAAAGTCTGTTAAAAAATCAACATCTCCTCTTATTTCTAATTTAAAATCACCTTTTCCCATATATAAAAAAAGTATTTTAATCTTTAAACTATTAATTAAATTACGCTTACGCTTCATCTCACTACGTTCGTTTTACTTCGTAAAATTTGACTGCGTCAAAGTTCGCTATGCTCACCCTAGATAAATTTATATTATTATTAAAAATTAAATAAAAATTAAATAAAAATCATAATAAGTGAGTGGAACGAACTGAGCGTAGCGAATTTTATGCGAATAGCATAAAACGAGTGTAACGAGACGTAGTTTTACGAAGTAAAACGTAGTTTATTTATATTTGTTTCTAAATCTTCATCTTCAATTTCAAAATCACTATCTATAATAGGTGGTGAAAAGAATAATCTAATTTCATCATCATTATATGATACATAAAATCCTTCAGATACTAATCTAATTTTTAAATTTTTACGATAATCGGAAATAATTTGACAAGTAATAGAATCATGTGGTTGATTAATAATATTTTCATCTTTCTTTAGAGAATAAGATACATAAATATTATTACTAGAATCCATATCATATTCTTCGTATTGTTGTGCTTCAAATACTTTATCAATACATGCCCAATAGACACGTTCACCAATAACTTTTGATTTATGAGTAATATATTTTAGAATTTTTTCATTAATTGCATTTGCGACTGCTTTATTGGCGTTCATTTTTATTTAATAGTTTTAAAATGTTTAAATTAAAATTATCAATTTTTATTTAGATCTTAAATAAGTACTGCAATCTTTCAAAGCCATATAACGTGCCTTCTGATAATCATTCTTTATAATAGCATCATCAATATATTCCCAATATACGCCTTCAATAGAAGACCAATCATAATATTTATTTACATCAATATTGTAATTACTAAATATATCAATCAACATTCCACGAGTTGCATATGTTGCAATTTCATCTTCAAAATTTCTTGAGTTAGGATAATGCATACTGAATAAAGAATCAAAATCAAATTTGGCACCTGCATCAAAAAACATTTTTATATACACAGGAATTTCATCTTCAATCTCTTTAGCATAACGAGATCCTTCCAAAAGTGATTTGATAAATTTGTCTAATCCATATTGTGGATTTAATCCAGATTCTAGAAATTCCTTTACAATTTTATAATCAAACTTTGATCCACTTAAATCATGTTGTGTTCTATAATTAGGGTAATCATCACCATAGAATTCAGTGCAAAGCGAAGTTGTAAAAGCAGTGTAATAATCGTCCCAGTTTTGAAAAGGATAATCCATGATATGATAATTAGTTTTATTGTATTGAAATATTAGTAAGTTAAAATTAAAGTTATCAATTTTTAGACAGATGGATAATATTCCCAGTTTAAGTGTTCACAAATACGTTTCCATGTCATATCAACTTCTTGTAATTTTTCACGATTTTTGAGTAAAGGAAAATAAATAAGATAATCATCTAATTCTAAAAGTTCAAAGAATTTGTGCATTAAATAATTATAGTTTAAGCAACTCTTACGATTTTTAGGTTTGAATAGTTCAAAAGGTTCTTGAATTTCTTCAAACATCATATCTATTTTATGTTCAGCTTCACGTGTAATAGTAATAGGTAATTTACAAGTTAAGAAACAAATTATGTGAGTGATATGTTCATAATATTTATTATGACCAAGTTTTTTAAGGATATCACGCATAACTTTATGATTAATATCATCATTGGACAAGCGTAATTTTTTAATTTCACTTTTGATTTCTTCATAAATTTCAGGAGGGATATCAATTGTTTCTTTAGCTTGAAACTGATTAATTTTTTCGTTAAGATGATTTTTTCTTTTATAAGCAGTATAGTTTTTACTAGTTTGAGTGGGTTCTTTGTAATTAGGTTTATCAGTATCTAATAAAATGTCATTAGATCGACCACAACCAGTGCAAACCATTAATCCATCATGTTGATGAACTGTCATTTCAGTTTTACATTCAGGACATTCTAGGATTGCATTATGAGATAATTTATTAGTAGTATGATTTGTTATTTTAAGATAATCATTTAATAAAGAAGCTTTGTTAGCAGTATGTGGTGATGATTCATTTTCTTCGTAATAATTAACTAAAATATCAACAGTATTATAAAAATATTCTAATTCAGAATGGTGACTTTCAGTTTCTGAGATATTTTTAGTTAACATTTCTATTTTCTCTTGATAT